TAAGATTAGTTTTTAATAATGCTGTAAGTGCCGCGATAGTTACCACCGCTTGCTGAAAAATACTACCGCTAACATTATCGAAGCGAGTTATTTCTACGTCTGAACTATTTGCTACCACAAGGTCATAATTACCATCGCCCCAAACATCAATCACGGTGTTAGGGATGCGGCCCGAACTATCAAGGACAATAGGATTAGGATTAGTCACCAAAAGCGTGTTATCAGAAAACGTGTCTTTATTCGTGTCTACGGTTCCTGCTACAAAAAACTTTAACTTGCCACCGTTTAACGGAGAAACACCGTTAGAGCTATGAAACGTCTGATATGCTGGTATTAATCTTGCTGCCATTATTCTTGCCTTTTTTCTGCTTGAACTGCTGAGTTAATTACTAATGATATTTTAGCTACTTCTTTAGAAAAGGCTTTAGTGCCTGTTTTTAAATTAGCCATTTTCAATAATGAATTTCTAAACGCTGCGCTTTCATATATTCTAGCCGCTGCGCTCACCGTTCCTAAACTGCCTAATGTAGCGATAGGGCTTGCAATAGCAGCGCCACCTGCCGCAAAAGGTAATAACTGTTGACCTGTTGGCGTGGCTACTGACGCATCTTGGGCGCGCTTAGTGGCTTCTAGTAGCTTCTTAAACCCCCTTAAAGCCTTATCATCTGGCCCTCTAAAAAATGTCTTAGTTGCCTTACGTGTGCTTTCTTGATTTAAAGCCCTCAAGAAATTATTAGGGTTAATATCGTCTGGGAAACCTGACTTCTGCAAAGCTCTTTGAATAATAGCCCCACGAACATTAGAACGACCTACTTTATCAAGGTTGTTAAACAGTCGATTTAACTCGCTACTCTTACCACCAAAAATAACAGTATTGGCTACTTCAGGCGTTAAGTCACCTTTAGAAATTAAGCGTTTTAATTCACTGTCCTTAAATTTAGTAAACTCATCAGCGAATAAACGATTTGATCTTACCCAATCAGCCGCCGCTTTGCGGTCATTACTTTGCGCGAACTGTAACATATCTTTGTCTATAGATGACTTCACCCGCTGTAATCCTGCTTCAGCTTTGCTAGGCAATACGGTAAAGTCACCTTTTTGGAGGGCTTTAATGTCGCTTATTACTTCTGTTCTAATATTCTTTACATGCTCAAAATCACCATCAATAATAGCTTTTCTGACTTGCCTAAGGTTTTCTATTACACGGGGATCAGCTAATTCTCTTAATGATTCTGCTTTAATAATCTGGTCATCTATTGCCTTCAAAGATAGAGGGACATCAACGTTACCGAAAGGCTTTAGTTTATCAATGGCTGCATTTCTAAACCCTACTGCCTTTGCTTGATTGGCGTTCTTTACCTCTCCCAATGATTTAATAATCTGTGCATCAAAGGCTGTATCTAAATCCGCGCCAAACTCACGCGCCAAATCACTTATAGCTCCTTGTCTGCTTACTTGTTGTGCAGACCTAACTTGTCCCGTTCCTATTACAGGTATTTTTTCGGCTGTGCTTTGGGCTATACGCCCTGCAAATGTGGTCGGGGGTAGTACATCACTTGTTAACACTGGAACGTCTGCGCGTTGCCCCGCTTCTATAACTTCTTCAGCCTGTGTAGTGCCGCGCCTTGCAGCGGTTCGTGGCGCTGCTGATGGTCTACCAGCGAATAACCCGCCAATCATTAACAGCCCTTTAGCATCACGCTTGAAGCTTTCGGCGTCTGTTTTTGTTGTTCCCTGTTCCCTCATAACTTGGGCGAATGCATCAATAGCAGCGTCTGAAGTAGCGCCCACCGCTTCCAATAAAGCAACGGCGGGAGAAACCCCCTGTTCAAGAATTACCTGATTGAATGTATTAAATACACCGCCAGGGGTTTTGAATTTATCAATAGTTTCCTGAGATAAGCCAAAATCTGTTTGTTTAAATGGTTCTGTAAAAGCTGCGCCGACACGGCTTAGGGCGTCTGGCCCCTCTCTTAATAATTGTTCTTGTTGTCTTTGTAATTGCGGTACTTGAACACCCGTAGCAAACTGGGTAGGAATACCCGCGCCTGTTGGGTCAATTGGTTGCTGCACAGTAGCGCGTCTAGCAAGTTCACGCCTTGCAAGCTCTTGTCGTGCTAATGTAGATTGATCAACCATTACTGACCGCCTCCAATTATAGCCTGTAGTTCCTCGTCAGTCATTTGACTAAAATCTTGTGGTTCTTGTCGCTGTTGGTTTAAGAACTCAACAAGCGTTCCGCCCGCATCAAGGAAATTAATCTGGTCAACAAAATGGTCACTAAGCTTAGTTTGTGCGTCACGTTTTCTTACAAGGAAGTCACGTAAAGCTGGCTCATCTAATCCTACAGGAAGAGCGGTACTTAACGCTAAGTCCAATTCGCCTTGTGATAGTGCGCCGAATGTTACAGCGCCAATAATATCTAAACCAAGCTCCTTCTGTATCTGCCCAAGCTCAACAGAAGCCGCCGACACATTAGGTAGGAATCTATCAATAGCGCCCGTTCTAGCCCCAGCATCAAGGGCGGCAATAGCGCGATTAATGTTGGCCACATTTGTTCTAATCTTGCCAATACTTTCAAAACCAGCATCAATAGTTTTAGTTGTGCGTTTAGCCTCACCTTTAGCAAGTTCTGTTGTTTGTGCAATTTCTGCTTGGGATGCTGCTACCGTTGCTGCCGTTACTTCTTCGCCCCCAACTTGTGCGGGGACAAACGTACCAGTATTAGAATCGAATACATGAGGCACATCACCAATATTAAAGACTTGTTGGCGACCAGCGCGGGGCGCTATGCCAAGCTCAACTTGCCTTGCTTGCTCTATCTGTTCTGGCTCTAACCCTTCAGTTAATCCCGCGAATGTTTGTAAAGCAGCGGTATCTTCACCCGCACCCGCAATAGGCGTTAATTGGCTTTTAATATCCGTAAGCATACTAACAAACTCGTCGTCACTTAAATCATCAATATTAATTCCTTGAGCCGCGAACGTTTCAAGCGCATCAGGGAAAGATATTTGAGCCATCCTCTTAGGTGATGCAGAATTAAGAACTTGGTCAATACCAACTATAGTTTTTCGTGCGTCTTCACGTTCAAACTCACGCTGCTGAACTTGTACGCCCTGTAATTGTCCCGCAACCCGTGGATCAACCGCAGCGATTGCGTTTAATGTCTCAGGTGTAGGGTTAGCTATATGCTGTTGTAAAAGCGCGTTGAATTGGTTACTGCCTTGTTGAGCAAGTACATTTGTGTCAAATGTCTGTTGACTTAATTGGTTTTGTAGCCGTGAACCTTTAATGGTTTCAACTTGCTGTAATACATTTCCTAAGTCTAATCCTTGTCCGTGTGCCATTATGCAATTCCAAACCTTTGATTTAATCTTGAGCCTACAGCCGTTTGTCCGAACGGAACATTCGCGCTACTTTGGTTTAACTGGTTTTGCAATAAGAAGTTAGACAAGCCGCCTTGAGCAGCCCCCGCAACACCACCAACTGTCTGACCTATGATATTAGCACGATTAACACCTAAACCTTGCTGTGCGTTACCGACATTAACGCCTAGATTAATAGCTTGTTGACCAGCCGCTTGTCCAGCCCCGCCACCAGCAAGTCCCGCTAAAGGATTAAGGAAGTTAGTCAAGAAATTCTGATTAGTAATTCCTAAACCCCTGCTTTGTAGCTCTGCTAAAGTTCCACCAGAAACCAAACCACCACGAGCCGCCGCTGAACGTTCTATGCCCCTTGCCGATTCCGCTAACTGGAAATCTTGCCCAGGTATATTAATACTTGAAGGATCAAAAGCTTGATCGCCTAGCCCTAAAACATTAAGTAGCTGTTGACGTGCCGCGTCTTCAGCTTCCCGTTGTGGGGCTGTAAACTGTTGAGCAATATCGAACTGTCTGCGCTGTTCAGTAATAGATTGTTCTGTCCCTTGCTGTATAGCTCCCGCTTGTGCGCCTCCACCTAGTAAAGAAGCCCCGGCACCTATTACCGCTGATCCAAGCGTTGCCCCAATAATTGCTGCTGTAGTACCAATAGCCATTAGAAATACCTTACATAATGATGTTCGCGCGGCTCGTAACCACGCTTCTTATAAATCTTATCCATTTTCTCAGGCTCAGAAGCTTCAAGAGAAATCATAGTAAATGAAACTGCCCCTTTAGCAGCGGCCCATTCTTCCAATTTGTCTAGTAGTTTCTTGCCTAATCCCTTACGGTGTTCCGGCTCTACCCACCAAAACATTTCATTGCCTGACATTTGCCCTGTGAAGTAATAAGGATAAACTACCCCGCCAATCATTCCGCGCATCTTATCGTCAACAAGTAGGCAAGCGTTTTCATTGACGATTAAATTATGTAATACGCCTGTTAATACTTCAGGGTCAAATGTTAAGATAGAAGGGAAGCCGCAGCTTTCATAAAACTTACGCCCCATCTCAACTAGAAATTCAATGTCGTCTTCTGTTGCTCGTCTAATCATACTGATACCTCCGTTGCGCCGCCTGACGCGATACAATCTGTTCCTACGTCTTGCGCTATTGCGATAAAATCACCCGCATCCATTGTTTGAACTGAAACCTCATCAAGTATCACACTGTCTTGACCGTCAGTAAAAACAATGACTTTTTTAGTTATAATATTGGTACTATCCGCAGACCCGCCTGAAGGCACTTTATGGACTGTCACTGTTCTATTAGTCGAAGCGTTACCGTTAAATACACTAATCGCTACAGACTTAGCAATCATTGCCGTTCCTACCGTGTAAACCGTCACCGCGCTTGTCGCTAATGCTTGCGGGTCTATCGCTATATGTTGTATTGCCATTAGGCTACCTCAATTTCTAATTCTTCAATTCGTTTTTTTAAACTATTAATAGGAAAAACTGCTTCCGAAGCTTCCAACTCTTCAATTCTTTTGGTCAAACCATACTCCCTTACTTTACCACGTTTCACTTGTAATTCCAATATATCTAGGCGGTTACGCATTGCCGCTAATATACTTCTTGTTTCCAAACCCTCGGCAAGATCAACATTCTGACTGTCAACTTCATAAGTCGCAACGGTTTCACCATCGCCCGTCACTAAAATTCCCACACCTGTTGCGTTTCGCGAGTCTGCCAAGCGCAACACATCTCTAATTAATATACGCATAAACTCAGCGCTATACTCTTTTGGTATTCTTAAGCCAATATCAGGTAAGCCCGTCAAAATGCGCCCCCTCTCAATTCAACATCAGTATTAAATACCAACACATCAACAGCGTCCGAAACCTCAAGACGATAAACCCTATTATAAGAGCTACCTAACTTAGACCAGAACACCCTATCAAGAAACTCACCCTTTTTACCAAGGCTTCTAGTGTCGTAATGATAGAACTGTTTACCGCCATCATCTGAAATTAATAAACTAATCTCTGGATCACTTCCTTGCCCTGTTGTAAGCCCTACACCCGTACCCATGCCAAGTTCAAAGCGGTCGTGCATAATTCTTTTACCCTCGCTCGCTATTTCTTGATATGTCCAGAATACTTTTTGAACCCCCCCAAACTCAGTACGCACAAGATTACTTAGATTACCTATCTTGCCTGACTTACTATCAAGCGCGAAATTCTTCCCGTAAGCCTCGATAACAGTTCAGACTTCCCAATTGGATCGGTTAAACGTTTCTCTGTTGTGCCATTCCTTAGAGAGAATATCATATTCTATTGTCACGCCATCAAAAGTTAATGTGTAATAATGTTTATCCTCAAATGTGTAAGCAAACGCAAAAGGGTCAACACCATCACGAATAAACTTGGCAACACCAGGACTTGTAATAATTACAGGACTACTACCACTTAACTGCCTAACCGTGAAATCATCAGCTAACCAATAAACAGAACCACCTAACTTAGCGGCGGTATCTCGCGCCGCGCAACCAACTTCAAGATAGCCGTTCGGACTACGCGCCAAAGGAAATCCTGTAGCAATACCCGCATTGAACCAAAGCTCAACAGACTTCTCTTTCAAAAAGATAACTTCTCTATGGTCCACAATAAGACCCACCAAATTATCTGTTGAACCTTCTATACTAGTAAAATCTAAAGCATTAAACGTAAGCGCGTTAAGCCCAGATACAAAAGAAACTTTACTATTTGGAACGGTAAATATTAAAAACCCATCCAGAAAATCAACATCAGATGCGCCACCGAACCCCAAGAACACACTATCAGTAATTTGCGAAACCGTCACGCCATTAGTTGAGAACGCCAAAGGATTAGTGACTATCACCATATCCGTGCCGTTGTCAGACATAGACACGCGATTAGTGCCGGGTATAGAGCCTATAGTAGTTACAACTCCCGTAGAGGATTCTTTAAATAAAGACGTGCCTGAAACTGTATATAATTCACCTTTAAAAAGATGCGCCCCACGGTTTTTAGTTCCAGCGGTGGCGAAGTCATCAATTCCTGGCATTCTGCGTAATATAATTTGGTTACCACTATCAACAGGCGCTTGCTCTGCTGTGCAATTAACCAACTTACGCGCTGAAGCTTGCTCGTTATCGTAGCCGTATGTTCCTATGGGTAGTGTTTTTCTCATCCAGTAATCACATCAAATCTACCGCGCCTTCCAGTAGGCATATGTTTGAAACTTGTATCTACTACCTCAGTCGTGGCCTTCTCTAGCCTATCGAATGTGAGGTTAGCTATTCTTGTGGTTTCATCCGGCGAAACAACACCATTAAATCCTGCAATCGCTCGCGCTAGATTATACTTAACACCACGAAAGAACCTATCGTCAACAGGGAATGTATCATCAACTAATGTTTGTGGAAAATAACCAAGCTCAATCCCATCTTCTTGCCAGTCGCTCATCATATCGTTAAGCAAAGTCAAACCATACTCACCTTGACGGGCAGTAGGTACTTCACGGTCATTGATGATATTAGCAAGCGTTAAAGCTTCTCGGATTATGTCAATATTAGCAGCCATTGTAATTCCTTAAAGTGAAGGGGGCGAGCCGAAACCCGCCCCATCATATTAATCATGAACAATACGAACAGCGTTTTCTGCGCGGATCGTTTTAAATCCATACAACACATCAAGGCGTGTTGGGAATTTATCATTGTTAATGTCATAAGCACGTACAATACGCATTGAAATACCATCAAATACTTGACGACTTGCAAAGTCAACACCATCAGGCATTACAAGGTCAGCAGTTGCGAAAGTAAACGCATCTTTATGGAACGCAATATCACTTGACATAAGGTCATTTGCACCAGCACCAACTTTAACAATGGCAACGTTAGTAGGCACAGCGATATTCACATTCTGTGCGCCGCCTGTTGCAACAACCGCTGGAGAAATCGCCAGTGTAGTAGCAGACGTGCCGCTATCTGCGGTAACAACGAACTGTTGTAGCTTGCCTGTGTCAACTTTAGTTTCAGGATGAACGCGATTAACTGTCGCGATAGTAATAACATCACCTTTAAGGAAAGTTGTTGTACCTGTATCGACAATGATACTAGAGCCAGTTTGTGCAGCGCCATCGGTTAGATAACCAGTGGTTTTAGCCGCTGTACCTGATAGATGATCCGCAACATGGGAAGAACTAAAGAAGTCAAACCCTGCTGTACGACCCATCATGCCCTCAAGATACTGCTCAGAAATCTGGTTAGTATCATTGAATAGACCTTTCAAAGAATCCACAATAACAGACTGTGAAGTATTAGAAAGAAGCATAGTACGTTGGTCAAGTGGCGCTAGATTGTCACCAAGTACAGCACCCGCAGTAGTCAAGTCAAGGAACGCAAGAGCTGAACCATCACTATCAACAACGTTATAAACATCTTTAGTCATTTGAGTAAGGGCATCACTTTCAATAGCCGCTGCAAGTACTGACATAGCAGGGGCAATGATACGGCGTGAGAACTCTTCCATATCAAGTGTCAAATCAACAGAAGTGAAGTTAAGATCGACACCCTTTTGAGTTGTTACTGATAATGTGACTTGTGTTTCGTTTGTATCTTGAGTTACAAGCGTTGCGCCATCACGAACAACATACTGATTGGGTAATCTAATCCGTAGTGTTGAACCAATCTTAGCGCCTTCTTGTGCGAATGAACTATCATAAGCACGGTTAATTCTACCAATGAAGGTAAGTTTTTGGTGGAGGATGCGAAGGGCTTCCTTCGTAATCATGTCCACCGTTAATAGAGCATTAGCCATTTTGTTAAACCTTAGTTAACTCAGCCTCTACCCGCTCGTTTGTCTCTGTCTTTAGCGTTCATATAATCCATATAATCCTTCATAGACATATTACCTAATGAAGTCTCATGGGGCTGACTGCCACCAACAGGGCTAGGCGGGTTAGGCGCTAGAGTTGTTTTCTGTTTAGCAACTGGTTTATTCGGTGACAAAGGAACTTGACCTAATGCAAAAGCTTGTTGAGATGTAGGCAGTCGCCCAATCCGTTCAGCTTCCACAGGATTATTACCTAGATAATACGCAATCTCTGGCCCTTGAGGTAATGATTTAATCACATCGTATATTTCATTTGTTGCAAATGCGACTTCATTAAAATCAGGGTTGTCATTCGTAAACTTAGATACGTTGTCAGACCATGTAGCGTTAAGAGCAGCTTGCGCTGTTTGCTTCTGGTTTGCGTCCATTACCTGATTGACTTGAGTGTTTACCGTTTGGGTAATCATTGCACCGCTGTAATCAATCATAGCATTAGACCAACGTTCTGTATCGTGGTCGTAATCCTCTAACTTAGGTACTACCAATGGTTTAGGCGCTTCTACTACTGGCTGGATTGTGTTTGATTGCTCAAACTTATCCTTCCAGAAATTGCCGTATTCCATTGCTGCTTTTTTGTCTCCAACCAACTGCTGGATACGTTGCTGCGCACGAGAGGGCTTATCCTCTTCAGCATTTTCCGTGCTTGCCGCCGCATCATCGTTAACAGGCTCTGGCGTAGCTTCCTGTTCCGTGGTGGCAGTCGATACCACATTTTCGACCTGTTCGACAACGTCCGTGCTGTCAATCGCTTCTTCACTCATTATGTACCTTTCGGGTTATTAATTGAATCCATTGTACTAGAAATTAGATTAGTTTGCAATTGTTTGACGTTTACAGGGGCCTCAGCCTGTTTTATAGCCGTATCAATCTGTGTTTCTTGCGTATCAGCCACAGTCTTATCAACTTTAGCAGCATTAAGGGCCGCCTTATTTTTCAAATCATCAACAAGCGCATCTTGAACAGGATCAGGAGCCGGTTCGCCTTGTGCTTCTAAAGCTTCACGCTCTTCTTCGTTAGGATCAATAGCACCACTCGCAACCAAAGGTTTACGCAAGCGTTTAACAAGCTCATCTTTATCACGAACGTCAGAGCTTTTCATAATTAAGTCCGGCGCTACTTCTGCGATGATAGGCATAACACCCGCAGCCTCTAATAGATTACTAAAACTTTCCTCGCGCTGTGTTGCAAAGGTCGGGCCTAAGTCAACAGTCACATCATAGCGCCCTTGTGATAGGTCAAAGGTTTTATCTGTTGCCTCATCATATGCGTTAATCAATTGGAAGTCTTCAGCGCCATCTAATCCAAGGATGCGAACAACACGCTCCGTATCGTAAACCGCCGGCATCTGGTCAAGGATAATCTCACCTGTAAACTTAATAGCCTCTTTAAGATTGTCAAAGAACTCAAACGAGCCTAGGTCAGTCTGTCTAGCTCTTGCACCAATAGCGATACCAGAAACTTCATTACCTTGCTTGCCTAATGACGCATCATGGAAACCTGTTGTAGCTTTAATATCGTCAGCGTCTTGTGCAGCCATTGCCATTAATGCGGACGGAATCTCAGCCTGTGCCGCTCGTTGAGGAACACCACCCGCAGCACTATCAACATTGTATTTAATATATGGACGGTTAGCTGATCCAGCTTGGTTCCATTCTTTTTCATAACCCTTAATCTGTTTAGCCGTGACCATATAAGGCGCACGTAAAGCATTGCCGACCATCTCAGTCATAGTTGTACGGTTAAAGTTATAAACCCTTTGAGCATCACGCGCTGGTCTAATTAATGATTGCGTCTTCTGTCTACCTTCGATATTGATAAAGCGTCCAGGCAACTTAACAACAGGAATGAACTTCCAATCGTATTCAATCGGCCCCTCTAAGATGTTAGCCCCGTCAACCTTCCACCACTTAACCTTGAACGTTTCAACCTTACGAGTACGTTCTACAGTTGGCGCACCCTCTACGCTCTTTAATTCTTCTTGTATCTTCTTTAGCTCTTTGTCAAAGTCAACAACACGCCCATCACTCATCAAGGCAATTTCTTTTGTGAACGGTACTAACTTGAAAAACTCCGCAATCCGCACACCTTTATCCGTCACCCAGTCACGATTATCATTACGGCTTATCGTTATGTCCACGGGTTGATCGCCGTACTTGGCTTTATAGAAATCCTTAGAGATACGCTCGGCAATTACACACCGTGTTTGGTCGCGCTTCACAGCATCAAGAGAAAGAGGATCGAAGTAAACCGTCAAAGGATTGTGAATAGGTTTAATGAATATCTCTTGGTCAAAGCTGTAATCATTACGCAACTCAGGCAATACACGCCAAGCACCAAACCCACCAGCAACGGCAAACTTGAACGCTTCGCCGTAGATAGCTTCAGCACCGGACGAACTTTCGATGTTGCGGATCATACCCGCTTGTACTTCTGCTAGGTCAGGATCTGATTTGTCATCAACAGCACGTATCTTAATACTAATGCTATTCATACGTTGCTCACCGAGTACTTGATTGACTGATTGCTGAACACGGTTAAACGTATAACATGGACGATTGTGTCGTTGTGATTTAGTTCTCTCATCCCATTGACCGTCTTCGTCATAAACAAAGCGTAGGTCTTCAACCATTAAATCGCGCTCACGTTGATCCGCTGCGTCACTGTCTTGAATGTGTGTATTAACTTCACTGATTACTTTTCGTACTTCTTCAGCTTCACTATCTTTTTTATCAGCCATTAAGCATCCTTACATCGGCATATCAGAATAAATTTCGGTATCATCGTCAACATACTCCAAGTCTGCCCGTGACTGAGCAAAGCGTTTCATCATAATAGCATACCTTAAAGCGTCCATAAAGTCATCATTTTCCTTTACGAGCTTGCCGTTCTTGCGGTGATATAATCTAAACTCTTCCCAAAAGTCCTCTAAACTTGCACAAACCTTTAGTCTCCCCGTTGCAAATCTATCTTGCATTTCCATAAGGCCAGCCTCAACACCGTTACCGCCCTCTTCATGTGTTGCTTGCATGTGGTGCATATCAAAACCCGCATCATTATACAGCTCTTTTGTCTGAACACCAGATTTATCGTGTTGAAATCCGTCATGAGGCCATACGGTGGGGATACCATCAGCCCAAGATTTACACATCATCCACATATCATTAGGTTTAGTCTCACGCGCTTTCTTGCCACGTATCACATGAATAACATCATTGTCTTTGTCCCATGCTATTTGTATGCAAGCTTGTGGATGATCCCAACCAAAGTCTAACCCGTTAAGCAAAGCCCAATACTCAGGCACGTCTGCAATGTATTCTTCTCGTATGTCGCTCTCTTTGTATCTAAATACCTTACCGCTGCCTAGTGTTGGTATCCCGTTAATACGTGCATCACGTTCCCACTCTTCATAACCCGCAATGATGTTTTCTTTTTCCTCGGCAGTGTAATGGTCAACGTCATTGATACCCATCATGGTAAGATGTTGTTGCTTAGTGGGCTTCTTATAGAATTGATTAACCACATCAGTCATGCCAAGTAAGGGAGTAAACGTCATCCATGTACAGCGTCCGTTCTGCCCGTTGTTGGTACGTGTGCGACCTTCAGAGTAAATATCATAAGGCGGCTCTTCATCATACCAAACCCAATCAAGGGTCTCAGCTTGCCATTTCTCACGGCCTGACGCGTATGACTTGAAGAAGATAAGTGATAGCCTGTTAGTTACGTGCCTGATAACAACATGATCGAGTAAGTCCGGCGTTCCTCGTGCCTTGACTGTCTCAACGATGCAATGTTTAGGAATTGAACCAGTACCCAAAGCAGCTTCACCTTCCTGGATACGTCCGACCAATAGTTTCTGTGTTGAGTCTCGTATCGTATCACCCGTAACACCACCGACCCATCCGATAGTTGGCTTGTCAAATCTCATACCTACCCAATCATCAGGGTATAATCCCGTTGCATGATAGGACGCCTCGTTAGAACCAGCCACAGTCTTGCCGAGTTGGTTGCCAGCACCAAGCGCACGTTCGGCATACTTAGCACCCGCTGCATGAAATGATGACTGCTTAGAGTACGGTTTATATTCACGGATAGCGTTATACTTCTTACGCCGTGCCTTTTCTTCCAGTAGTTGGATGTATTCTATTTTATCTGCTCTGTTCATTTATTCCTTTTAACCAACTCGTCGTAATCCTCTTTCGCCATAGTAATATATGCCGTATGGTCAGCGCCTATACCAACAGGAAACTCATACCAAACCCCGTGCAGTCTTTGAACATTCTCTGCCTCAAAAAGCTGTACTTTGTTCAAAAGACCCCACAGTAATGCCTCATCTTTATCTATCATCTCTCCTCTCCAGTTCCTTCAACTCCATGTTAGCGCGGAATACTGCAAGATTGTGTGTGTCCTTCTCAAATTGCGCCTTACAGCTTAAATCAACTATTAAAGGGGCTAACAGTGACCGTGTTGTTGTTAGTATAGGTTTAACAAGGTCATCACTTGCGCTCATTAAGTGATTTCTTCTGCGTTGCCGTTCTCTATACATCTCGCTGGCTGTTATGCTAAATCTATTCATCATTCATCCCTTTCATATAATAAACCCTTTGCCATTAATATAACAGCGCGAGGGTATCGCCTAACCCATCCATAAAACACATCCTTGGTGAGTTCAGCCTCTTCGTAAACGTGCTTTGAACCGGGCAATCCCAGCTCTTTAATATCTTTTGAAATGCTCATATTAGGGAGTATGTCGTGTATAGACTACTATGTCAAGTGTTATGGTGGCTATTTACTACATAAAAAGGGCGCTACCGTGAGAGATAACGCCCAGAAACGGGGAACAAGAATAGAAACCCCGCTATTCCTTCGTTAGTTCATCAATACGTGCTTGTAATTCATCTTCTGTCTTGCCTTCAAGGGTTACTGTGGCGCTTACGTTAGCGTTGATTTCCGTGCTTTGTAAGTCTGGTAAAGTCTTTTTCAGTAGTATTTCAATGGCTCTAACCTGCCCTGTCTCAAGCTTTACCTCGTTTCCTTGTGGGTCATCTTCGTTAAGTGCATAGCTTACAAGGCGATTTACAAGCATACTACTCCTTATCTTTTCCCTTACATCATCGGGCCAAGGGTTCTCTTTTGTGCCTCGTCTTTTACGCGCTGCCATTAATAACCTCACATATTCTGGTCTTCGTATCGAAACTAGATAACTTACCACTGACAATTGCGTCGACCACCTTTTGCTGATCTAACATCTTATTCTTTGTCATGCCCATTGTTATGTGCTGAGCGTATTCGTTTAGGCCATCTTCTATTGTGCCAAGTACTAGTAATGCCCCTATCATCACTTACCCTTTCTACGTCTTACCGTTCTTACGGCTGACCGTGATTTAATTCTGTTGTGTTTCGCTCGCTCTGCTTTGGTATCTGAGGGCATTGGTTTCTCCTTTGTTATCCGGCCTCGGTTACGCCTATCTCTGCGGTTCCGTGCCTTGTTCGTGCGTAAAGCCGTTCGTTGCTTGCAATTACATACTCTTGTTCATCTTTTTGCTTGTCCATAAACCGTGAACAATCGTCTTCGGGATTAGGTAAACTACTCGCCTTTAGTAACTCTACTCTCATTCTCTTCTTGTTAAATATAGTAAATATGCCGGTTCTTATATCTGCGCCGTTTGCTTGTACGGCTTGCCATGTGGTCGTTACTGTGAATGTGTCATCATCTGCCATTTTAATTTCCTCATATCTCTTGATCCTCATTAGTGAAGATTCTTATCAGGGTGTAGTGAAATATATCCTGCGCCACGTTACCATTACTATCTGTGGCGTTTACTGTTACTTGTCTTAGCTCGCGGTCTTGGCTCCTGTTTTTCACCATGTTCTGTGCCGCTGTTACGGTGATTGTGTTTGTTGAGGCTGGCGTTGATATTGCAACCCAGTCTAGCACTTGTCTTTCATTCGTCAAGTCGTCAATTCTGTATGATACCGCCGAGGGTGTTACGAGCGCCTTGTCTTTGTCTAGGTGTGTTACCTCAAGAATTGCGCTCGTACCCTCGTTTATATCAAACCGTCTATATGGGTTTACAGGAATTGCAGTCATTTAATCTGTCCAATTGTTGTAGGTGCTTTCATTAATCCAGTCATACTCGTAGCCTTAACCATTGCGGTTGTTTGTGGTGCCGTGAAAAATCCGATAGTCTCAACCACGTTTGTAGGTATAATAACAGACTCGGCACCCGTTGCACTAAAAAATCTCGCCGTCCAATAACGGGCTGTAAAAAACCGTGAACCCCACATTAGCCTGACCCATCCAGAGTTACGGCCGTTCTGTTACCATCTGCGTCCACCGTTGCCGTAATTCTAGCCTTACTACCATCAGCCGCTTGAATTGTATTGGTCGATGTCGCAGCCCCTGCCAAAGTACCACCTAATGCCGCTAATTCTATTTTCTGCGCTTCCTCTAAACTAAACCCATCAATATCGCCAGCCGCTAGTACATCAGCAGCCGTAATGTCATTAAGTGCAGCTATTAATCCTGGCACGTCATCACCTTGCAATTCGTTTGTATCAACTAATATAGCGTCAACTACCGTATCTACCGTAGCAAGGTTAGCCGCTGTAGCTAATGCCGCGTCGGAAATCGCCGTGTCAACTTCTGCGTTTATTGTATCGTTATCAATTCGCGCTGTTTCCAATATTGTTACTGCGCCGCCGCTGTTGTCTATTTTTTCAATAACGCCATAAACGCGAAGCGTACCGCCTGTACAATTGGCGTTTAATGTAATTTGTCCATCACCCGTCATAATGATAATATCGTTAGCCGCCATATTTTGAATTTCAATTTCACCCTCGTTATCAAACAAGCGTAAGGTTTTAGTACCCGCACTACTGAAATTAATAATAGTTGCAGCCTCGAAAGCCTGTTCATTACCAGATATATTCCAAACACCGGCACCATTTAGATTGATAGTGCCGCCCATTGCGCCGTTAAGTAAAGCAGTGATTGGGGGGATGGTTACATTGGTAACACGACATTCTCTGAGAAGTGGCCCCGTAGCACCCGAAAGAATACCCGTAAATAGACCGTTGTTAAATCGACCTTGAACACATGACTGGCTACCGAAATCAAGTGAATACCCGCGCCCTTTAAATTCAAATTGGTCAAATGCACTCGCTAATGTGTCGCTTGATCCAGGTAATAGGTCAATTGTTTTAAGTCCGTTCGCTTGTGCAATAGTCTTAGCGTCAGCAATGTTATTAACAGCCTTATCCACAAAACCAATACCCGCAGCCGTTCCGCTGTTTGATGTACTTGTATCAACCCAAACCGCGCCGCCTTCAAAACCTAGTGTTGTAATGTTTGAAACAGCCGAAACGAAAAGCCTGTCTGTGCTTAATGATGGATTACTTTGCGCCGTACCTTGGAATCTAATAAACACTAACCCTGTATCAGCACCGCTTGTGCCTGTATGCCTTGGGAATAAAGGAACTTGTAGTTGAGCATTAGATGAGCCGTTTTGACCTACAATTGTGCCTATTTGCTCAAAGGCTGCACCATCAAAATCATAAGCCATAATATTAAGAACGTCATTGCTGCTGTTTAAAAATCCATCCCAAACAACCTGAGTAGATACATTAACCGCCGTTACGTCTAATTGGTACACAATATCAATCTCGTTGGTCGTGTCGTCAATTAGATGGAATACATCGTTTAACGTCTTAGTATCAGCAAAGGTCAATGTCTGCACACCAACAAAGCTCACACCCTTAATCGCGCCGCCTGTGTTATCGTCGTTAGCATTAAAATTAACAGCACCGCCACCTGTGGCTGCTATGCTCGCAACCTGAGAACGTGAAGAAGGTGCAGTGTCATCAATATAACCCGTTCCATCATACATAAGCTCTAAATTATCAGCCGCCGTTATATCTCCACTAATCGCCGTAACATCAACCTCATTAAACCTATTTTCAATTGAGAACGTAGCCACTACAGCACCCACTACAGATATACCACCAACAGTACCCGCAGTGATAACAATCTGATAATCATTGCCAACCGCATAGAAAACATCGGAACTTAAATCTATCAAGACATGGTTACTTCCCACGATGCCGTCAAATTCTGTGGTAAGTGTTACACCCGCCGTGGATTGAGTAAGTCCATTAGCTTTATAAACAGAAATAACTGGCGAACCCGTTAAAATTGTGGGAATAGCTGTCGTAGCTCTTGATTGAAATTTGAAATTAAATGTTGCGTAGTCTTCAACATAATCACCTTGATAACTCATCCTATTAAACCGCCTTCGCCTATTAATGTTGAAATTCCACCACCGCCGCCGCCCGTATCTTCATGTTGCATTGCGCCTATGTCCCTAAAGTTCGCAGTTTTTCCACCCGCGAACAATTGTGCGGCCCTACAATCAGCACCTCCCCCCGCAGTATTGTTCAATGAATAATCATTGCTTGCAGCATCCGTGTAAGGCTCAACGGTAAGAGCAATTGAATTAATTACAGGATTATCGCCAAATTCCGTATCTGCACCACTTATATTATAAAATGCTATAGTGGACATATATACTGGCATGGTTGCAGAGGCAACGTCTGTGCTCGCTATGCCTTGAGTTGCGTTAGACAATATCAAATTAGAGAAAATTATAGGGGTAGTAGCCGTAATTAAAGGAGTACTAGTTAAGTCAATGGATGTCGTGTAACCATCTACAGTAAGATTATTGAACGTACTCGCTACTTGACCACTCCCGTTATTTAGTAGTATGCCAGTTACAGCCGAGGAGCCTTTCTCATAAACTAAAGTGTCTGAAATAGTAGTAGGGCGTGAACTCATATCTGCCCGTATCCCTACCCTAGTGCTGACTACCTCACACCTACTGACAGTAGCCCTGGATATGGTAAGACAAATCCCCGAAGTTCCCGCAGCAGTAGAATTATTCTCTATATAGCCGTTAAAAGCATTACCGTCTAATAGTTGTAAAGCTGTGTGAGAATTGGTAGTAGTACCAGTACCAACTATTGAAAAGTCATCAATCTGTGCTGCATCACCATTAATAACAACCATGTTGCTAACCGTTGACCCCGTAATATCTACACATTGAAACTTGCTGCTTTCCCCTGATATTGTAAGTCTGTTCGAAGTTTCTAAATCAAATACGAACTTAGTTCCATCACCAATAGATGAGCCATAACCTCTAAAGATGGAAACGAGTAAATTTGTTGCGCTTAATGCAAAAGCTATATTAGCTCCTGGTTGAAATGCACTTGACGGGTTTTTAGCGTTCACCCGTTCCCCCACTACTCGTCCACTTTCCATAGCTGACCATGTTTGCCATGCGTTCGCCTCGCTCGTACCGTTATTAGAACCTGTGGCTAAATCGGGATCAAAAAATCTCTCGTTTATTGCGATGATACCCTCCTCTTTTCAATCATGACTTTATCATCAACAACCTTTAGAGCGGCTTCTTCTTTCACACCGTCAAATCTATATTCATCAGGACTACCTTTAACGCCCGTATTGACGTATAACATTTTACCGCGAGAACTTGCGACAGTCGTTTTATAAACGTCATGCAAAACATCGTTTCCACGGCGAGTTGTTTTGAAGTAAACTCCCGCGTCCATAATCTCAATTGCTTTAGCATGGGCATCACGCCTTAAATCAAACCGTTCTTTGAGTACACCGTCATCCGTGTAGATTTTTAATTTAAAAGCCATTTATTTATTTTTCTTTACATACATCTTCATAATTACAAACATGATAAATGCGCCTATGAATATTCCTATTGCTAATTCTATCATAATAAATCCTTTATAATTTAACTCTATTCTTAACCCACCCATAAAAGAACTGTTCATCCTTTTCGCGAGCCTCCACAAGAGAAACATACTTTGCCCCTTGCAAGCAATTAAGAACTTTAGATAATACCTCTTCGTCTTCGTTCCGGTTAAGCATAAACAACTTAAGCCCGTTAACCGTTGCCGATCCTATGTTACCATCTACAACTAAATCTGTGTACAAGTCCTCACTATCGTTTAATGCATTCAATGCCCGCTGTAGAAACTTTGCAGCGCGACTAACTCCCATGTTTATACTGGTATCAAGAACCTCTTCAGTCACCATCTCGGATATTTCTGCCATCTCATCGCCATGTACAGAAGTCCAATATCTATCTACATAAATATCAAAAGCCTGTTGACGCGGTAAATCAATCATCTCGCCATAATAGCCATAAGCTCGCGCTACTCTGTGAGTTATGCCGTAGTTGGTTTCACCACCCGAATCTGCGGCGTTGTCGCTATAGCCTCCCTCAATTCGGATAACTTCATTTATCATTCTGTCGCGTAGTTTTGTCATGCGCATAGCTTACCACATCTTGATATGATTGCAAATACGATTAAATATCAGACTTTTACCCTAAACACCATAACAGTTTCTTTCACACCATTCGCTTCTTCAGTTTTTTCCCAACCATTCGCAAGTGCCATTGTCATGACTGGCTGCAATACCTCGATTATATGCATTTCAAAACAATGTTCACAGATATTTATCAATGATTGTAACTCGTCACTCGTGGGCTTACCATTCATAATCCGACTTATTTTATACTCAGATACACCACTCTGTTCAGACATCTTAGGATAGCTGCTCGTTTTTAAAGATTTAAGCCTTTCCGATAGCGTCATTTTGCATTCCCTTCTATTCTATGTGGGCGTGATAATATCTCGTGTAGCTTGGCTTTGCGCCGTTTAATTTGGTAATCTATCTTGTAAATATACGCCATTAATGTTGAATAGTCGGGAAACCAATTATTTTTCTCTCCCCTCAACAACGCCTTAATTCCCAAATCAATCGCCTCATAACAAAACCCATCCTCTATTATCATTTCTGCAATATCTTCTAAAAATACGCTAGCTTGTTCGGTGGTCATGTTTTGCGTACCCCTTATTGATTTCAACCTCGTGAGCCTTGTAATAAGAAGCTCGTAAGGCGGTGTCTGAGTTGCCGCTTGCATTTGTATCAATACAGGCATCCACAACTTCTCTTGCTCAATGCTTAATGTTATAGGGGTGTGGTTGTCGTATATTTCCCGTTGAATTTTTGTGTCTATCAATAGCCATTCTCGCCCCTTCAATTGTGGAATTTCCGGCAGACCTGTTACCGCTACTTGTATTTCGTGGTCTATTGTTTCCCCATTTGATAGAGCGGCGTACCCAATTTCTCCATGTTGCGAGCCAGTCTTTCTTTGTCTCACCGTTACTAAGCCAATGGTCGATAAACTCTTCCCATGTGTCTTGGATTTCGATAATCCCTTTTTCAATTGCGAAATATCTATACGCTTCAGGCATTCTTCCATAGATGTCGCCTTCTTCGGTTTTAAATTCGGTTTGTATTCTTGTTCCATTAGTGCTTCCTTTTGCCACTGAGTGCCTCCACATATTCATCATGTAAGTTTTCACGCATGCGGGCCTCTAAGTTTTTTAGCCATTGCTTTCGCAGTTCTTTAAATTTCACAAAGCCGCCTACCTGTTCTTTTGTTGGTATGGTCATTCCTAATCCTTATCAAAGCTAAGTTTTTCATAATCGGTAACTTCACCGTCAAAAATAATATCATGCAATGCAGAGAAGTAGCCCCACATCCATTCGCTATCTGGCCTATCCCCCTTAAAACTTTCAAACGCTGCCGCTACGTCATAAATATGACCGCTAGCGACTTCTTCTTTAACAGCCTCCCTGCCTCTTTCAAATGATGACGTCATTCTCTTCTCCTCTTGTGTTGGTGTGGTTAGGTCTTAGGAATATTCATCCAAGACGGAACCATGTGTGTAAAATATGAACCATAATTTCCTATATAATGGCTTTCAGATTGTGCCGAACTTTCGTAAAGGCCACAAAGAGGTTTAAATTCCCCCGCTTCCCTGTGAGCCTCACTAATGAAAATGCCTAAACACTGTCTAAATTCTTCAATCGTGAAATCTCTAAGCTCGCCATACTGAAATTCAAGTCTAATTCTATCACCAATCTTTAATTCTTCTTTCATCATTCTCTCCTTTAATCATAAGTGTATCAAGAAGGATTGTTTAAAGCCCCGTAGGTACTACAATCCCATTGTATCTTATATATGCAAGTAATTATATTTAGAACTCTATAGCCCGACTGATATTTATTAAGATGTTTCCTTCATCTGCCCCGCTATCAATTGTGATAGAATAACACGGTACGCTTTCGTCGAGTTTTCGATAATACCTTCTTGCTGGCTTATCGCGTCCAATCCTTCTAATGGTCAATTCCATAAAAAACGAAGAACTAAATATATTTTGATTTTTTGGTAATCAACCGTTGGAAAAAACTTTTGGCTTGAATTGCTAAAGTAAGGGTGTATAATGATCTTACTTTTATAATCACGTCGATCAGAGAGTCTTTCCAAATTCTAAACTCTGGTCGGCGTTTTCTATTTTACACCCTTTACGGATTTAATCAAATAGAAAATTTCTATCAATAAACAGTTTTTTATAGTTTGTTTCTATGGGTATTATATAAGCTATACTGCCACCAACTGTCTGGCCCACCATCTAGATAGTCATGTAATTGTATTCTCCGCCTGTAAATAAATCTTAACCAGACAAACCTATGATCCCATGTTTTTATTGGGTGCCAAGCAAACCATTGATGAAATGGTGCAATTGGACTTCCAAATTTAGGTGTAGCAATATCTCTCATAATCTTCTCTTCTCCTTTGTCTATGGGTGTATAGAGGGGGTTAATAATTCATTTCTTTCAAAAATTTAGACTTCGCGACTTCGCACAACGATATACATTGGCTCATAGTTAACCCACATTGAAACCAACTTATCGAAAAATTACTATCTGTATCATCGAGACAAATAACCATCATTTTCTTACCATGCTCTAAAGCACCCTGTTTTCCTATAGAATCCTTAACGTCTTCAAGTGTTTCTAAGGGGGTCATTAAATTACCCTGTCCGGTTTCACGCCCGAAACTTTTAACATTATCACCCATCGTTGGCTCTCCTTCGTATTATCTCTCGTTTCATTGCTGGTGTTAGTTCATTTATGCGGTTGATCATTGAATTTCTCCGTCTGATTACCCCATGATTCCCACCCGTCGAATTTCTCGCGAGCGAATAACTCAATCCTTGGTCCATCATACATTTTTGCTATCAAGTTCCTAATCTCATCAGGCTTGCGGCTATGTTCTCTAATGTCATGAGCTTGATATTGCCGTACACCTCTATCATTAGGCTCTCCCATGCTTCCCCGCTTGCCAATAAGACACATTTCAGGATTACCTCTTGTATAATATCCCTGTCCTAGAAATTCTTTCTTGCTAGGTCTTGTTTTATGCCATGTGAATCCTACCGTTTTATATTCGAATCCCCAACGCTTTATAGTTTCGATTCCTTGTTGTAATAGCGGGTCAGTAACCCATAAGAACAATATACAATTTGTGCTGGCAATAGCCTCAACTTTCATATTGTGAATATCTTCAATATCCATACACTCATAATGCTGTGATGCGTTCTTTTGCTCACCCTTCTCAGACCAGTTTTCAAAATTCCACGGAGGGTCTGCATAGATAACCCTATACCCTTGAACTGGCCTTATTGCTATCGCTTCATCAAAAGTCATGCCACCCGCCAAACTCTATAACCATCTGGATACTTCCGTGTTATAACTCCCCATCCATGCTTTCTTAGCGCATTAGCTGCCTGTTGACGCTTGTTATGGCTTTTAACAAATATTGAACCGCCAACCTTCATCTTAGAAACAGTAACGCCAATCTCACATCGTGGGTGTATTTCTGGAACCGGTATTGTTGTATCTATATGCATGTTAAATTCCCCTTACTTCTCCACTTACCAAACTCGACAAATTTAATGTCGCTATCCTTACAGTGTGCCATCCATTTTCTCATAAAAGTATTATGACTTAACGGTAAAATAGCCGCTTTGATTTTCTTTATTCTTCGCGCAATCATACTAGGAGATTTTCCCAATACTGCTTTCATTTCCGAACGCGAAGCATCGCGCTTTACCATTTCCAATAATGTCTTGTTGTCTGCTATACTCCATGCCATCTTTATTCTCCTATCAATTGTTTGTATTCCTTTAATGTCTTAACGTTGCTTGGTACGCCTTCGCCGTGTGAGATGAAAACCGTTGTGCAATTCACATTAGAAAACTGCTTGTCAAGCTCAAGGCGCATAACTTGGCTGTCATCAACGTAAATAATATTATTAATGCTATCCAAAATCAGCTTAACCATATTATCAAGGTCGGGCTTTGCTGTGTGTGCTATTAAACCCTGTAGAGCGGCTTCTTTTTTCCATTGAGGCCAACTTGCGGGAACTTTCTCAACAACTCGAATTGTTGCCCATACTGGCCCCGTAATAATCTTCTTACCGCGCATTGCTGTTTTCGCTAAGTTGCCAATCATTATCTCATGTGCTGACGTTTTAGGTGCAGTATAAACCGTTCCTCTCCCAAATCTCGGGCGTTCTTTACCAAATGGTTTCGCGTTTATTTCAAAGGTAATCATTTCGGTTCCTTAATTTTATCTAGACCGCGTTCAACGATTGTTCCTTTAGATACGCCCTCGCGCTTTGCAATCCTCTTAAGCTTTAATTTGTATTCAGGTCGTAACCATATTAAATCTTGTTGTTTAGTCATTTCATATCCTAGTGTTAATTAAACTCAGCTACTTTTATAAACTAAATGAAATATAAGTCAATAGTTAAATAATATTAATATAATAGTTGACACTTATATTTATATCCCTATTATAGAGGAGAGAAAACAAACGGAGAGAGACAAAATGAACACGAACAGATACATAATTAAAGTTAAATCAAACTTCACATTTTTATTCACACCGCAAGAAGAAGGTGAATATTGCATCGAAGATATTAACGTAGCCGCCGAGGATAACTTGAAAGATTCATTTGATGACTTTGACGGGTTTAGCGTGAATGATAAATATGAATTAACAAGTATTTCAAATATGCGTACCGCTGCGAATGTTGAATTTATGGCAGAGTTTAAAATTATACTTGATGTAAACGAAGATGAGAACCAGACTGACATGAGATCACAATTGCAAGAAATGTTCAACGGTGAACTAATATCATATCACCCTGAATTTAGCGAACAACTTAACTAAGGGAGAAGAATAATGGATAGCATGACCGACCCAATCACGGAACTATTAGCCATAGGCTTTGGCGCGTTTCTATTCGCCGCTGGAGTTTTTATATTCATTTACGGCTTAGAGAATATAGCTAAATATTTTAACAAAGGGAATTGATATGACTGAGAAGAAAGAAATCGCAACGGTAAATGATGGGGCTTTAGTTGCGCCGCCAACACCTATGGACATGATCCAAATGGCTGTTCAGAATGGCTCAACACCAGAGCAGTTAAATTCTTTAATGGATTTACATGACAGGTGGGAGGAAAAACAAGCCAAAAAGAGTTTTGTTCTTGCCCTTGCTAAATTTAGAAAAGATTGTCCTGATATTAACAAGGACGCAAAAGCACATACCTCAAAATATGCAACCCTATCAAATACCCTTGATACAATTAAATCAACTATGGAAAATTGCGGGTTAACACATTCTTGGCGCACCGAAACGGATGGGAAAGAAGAAAAGAAAGAAGTTACTGTTATTTGTATCGTTACACATATAGACGGTCATTCTGAACAATCCTCTTTAAGCGCCGCACTTGATTTAGGTGCTGGTAGAAATACCATTCAAGCTATGGGTTCAACAGTATCTTATTTGCAGAGATATACTCTTTTTGCTGTGCTTGGTATTACAGCGCGTGAAATGGATGATGATGGTTACGGTACTAATCAAAAAATTGACGAAGACCAAAAGAAAGAAATTATTGATTTAATCAAAGCAACAGACACGGACACAGCTAAATTTATGAAATTTATGAATGTTGCTAGTGTTGATGAAATCCCGCTATTGAAATTTAATAAGGCTAAAATTGCCCTAAAAGCAAAGGTGAAGAAATGATTATACATGATATAGAACAGCGTTCAGATGCGTGGTATGCTTTACGCCTTGGTATTCCAACAGGTTCCGCATTTTCCAAACTGATAACATCACAAGGGAAACCGTCAAAGTCACTACCAGAATATGCAACGACATTAGCGGGTGAAAAGTTCTCAGGTAAAGAGCTTGAAGCATGGGAGGGTAATCAATGGACTGAGCGCGGTAAGGAATTGGAACAAGACGCAAAAGAATTTTACGAGTTCACAAATGATGTAACCGTTAACGAAGTGGGCTTTATAACCTCCGATGATAAAACTCGTGGCTGCTCACCGGACGGGCTTGTTAATAAGGACGGTATGACTGAGTATAAATGCTTAAAAGGCGAAAATCATATTAAGGCCATCATGTACTATAAAAAACATGGAAAAGCACAGCCAGTTTATATTGCACAAACTCAGGGTCAAATGATGATTGCAGAGCGCAAATGGTGCGACCTTGTATTTTTTCATCCAGAATTACCCACGCTTGTTATTCGCCAAACTTATGATGAAGAATTTTGCACCACACTTAGCGGATTGATTGATGAGGTTTTGGTTGAACGTGATAAAATAGTGGGCGTTTTAAATGATATTTAGACGCACCCAAGGTGGTATAGCACCCGCTGACAGTGAGGCATCAGACACGCTGTTAAAGCAAAAGCCCGGCGACCTCACAAAATGGAAACTTGTTGGAACTCGCAACGTGAAATTCAACAGAAAGTTTAACGCCATGATTGACCTTGTGGCTGCCAACCAAGATCGAATTGAATTTAGCACCAAAAAACAAGGTAACGAGCGCATGAAGTTTGCAGTGTGCCATATCTTAGGGCTTGGCGAGTTTTGGGGCAAAGACAAGCAGCACTTTGAAAGGCAGAGCTTTGCATTTCATAAAATGGACGAAGAAACCTTTGCGGAGTGTTATAATCAGATACTTGATTGCTGCTTAAAATATTTCGTGCCAATGGGTAAAGATGATTTTGAACGCGAATTAATAGGATTTGGATAGGAGAGAAACCATGACTGATTTATTTGACTACAAGCCCGCATTTGGGAAAACAGACACATCAAGAGAAGCGGCTATTAAACTAATCCCTAAGTTGCCTAAAATGAGACAGGCTGTATATGACGGGTTCACAACGCCTAGTACAGCAAGCGAAATAGCCGAAAGGGTCGGAATGTCTATACTTAGCTCTAGACCGAGAACCACTGAATTACTTCAGCAGGGATTAATAGAGGATACGGGCGAACGCCGCGAAAATGAATGGGGAAATAATGAGATAGTATTTAAAAGGTGTGCATTACATGAAGAGTGACACTGTAAAAGATAAAAAGTGGAGAGCAAGCTTCCAGAAGATGCACACACACGTATGCTGGATAACAGGCCAAGAGTTCACAGAGTTTGGTTCTCATTCGATTACCGGCTGTCATATAACGATAGGGCGCTACGGTTTAGGCATGAAAGATGATCAGTACATTATTCCATTGCGCCAGGACTTGCATATGGAAATGGATCGTGGGCAAGCGCAGTTCTTGATTAAATACTTCGAGGTGTTCCCGTATGAACTAAAAGAGCGCGCTATTCAGCAAGTAATTAAAGACGGAAAGTATGAGATTACGGAAGTTGTAAAGCGGATGGCACAGGACTATTACGAGAGTTGGCTTGCAGGAAGGTTGACTTTCCAGATTCATTAGCGCAATATAATGGCGTGGATTGAGCGGGTTAAATAGTATCCCTTCATTGTTTTCTCCCTCCCCGCTCTTCATACTAAAGGCCAGAGATTTAAACCCTCTGGCCTTTTTGTTGTTTAGCCCATAAGACGGGCGGAAAGTATTGATTTACCCGTGGTTAGCGGGATGGCTTTTACAAAAGTCTATCTCGAGCTATGAAATATCCGCAACCCAATATTTATAAACTTTCAACCACGGGCGTATAGTGTTAAGTTTCTAATGCTCGTTTCAAGCCGTCAAAATCATATAAAACAGTTCTGAAAACCGCGCCTGATTTCATAACAATTCTGACACCTATATTCCGACCATCATCGATTTGCTCATAACATTCTATCGCGTCTTTGCGTAGTGAAAAACGATCACCGTTTGTGGTCTTTCCTTCAATATATTCCATTTTATTCTCCCTGCCCGATGGGCGTTAAGTTTGTTAAATTACTTCTGTTAAAATGCGCCATGATTTAAGTATGTTACCATCGAATGAAACTTCAATAGGGATGCCATTTAAATCATTCACCTTGTCAACTTTTGCATCTTTTAATAATTGTGAAATTCTCATAACAGTTTCACCAAGCTTTGTAATTCTGCTTTCATCTGTCCACTTAGTATATTCAGTTACTTCCGTAGACCATTCACCCCAAAAATCAGTAACACCCCACCCGTCACTACCTAAATCAAAGGTAATGCCTATCATAACGTCTTGATAACCTCCGTGACCAAAATTCACGTTTTTAATCTTTCCAATTTCCGTTCTCATTTTTCTCTGCCTTTCATATGGGCGTTAAGTTGTTAAATTTGTTTGTTTCTTTTGCCGCCACGTTTCCACGCTTTCTGCAAAACAGATTTTACCGCTTGTTCACTACCATTGAAATAAAACAATCCCATTAATGAAGTGAAATAACCGCTGTCTTTTATATATTGATAACTCAATAAATTGTCAGAGCTGTGAACGGTCATTGCTATTGAATGCATACTCATACTTGCCAATCCTTTAACTAAGCGTATAAGATATTTAGACGCGAAAGATGGGTCAGAAGCGTTGCGTTCGGCCCCCTCATAGCCATATCTTGACCTAAACATGTCATAATGATCTAAGGCTGTTTTCAAGTCGTGATGAACAGTTAAACATATATTTACGCTATCACCATGCATAGTAACAAGTTGTTCACATTTGCACTTTTGGCATTTCATTTTCTTTCCCTTTATATAAGGCCCAATAAAAACGGGCGTTAAGTTACGTTTTCTAATAGTTGTTTTACCTTGTCGATTTCTTCTGTGGTGTGTTGTGTTCCACCAGTGTTTAAATCTAGGTAATGATTTAATAAATCTTTTCTGCTTGTGAGATTGTGTATTGCAAATTTAAAAGTCCACATGCAACGCCGTACATCAAAATCTGTTCTAGTTAAATCATCCTTAGAAAGTCCAAACGGCTTTACCTTTCCTGCTACGAACCCTCTAATAGCGGTTAACCTTTGAAGCCCATCTATACACTGGAAACCTAAAGGCATCGGGCCTTTATAATAGTATTCATCCCAATTAGGACAATTCCACTGTATGACAAGCCCAGAGCTAGATACAATACCTCTAAGCACGTTCTCAACAAAGTGTTCTTGTTGTCTTAATGTCCACACATGCCCCCTTTGAAAATCAGGGTTAACATCAAGCCCACCGTACTCTTTTTCATAATAAGAAAGCGACCTCTCTAAATCGTACCAAAAAATATCAACCTGATACCTAGCAGACGCCAAAGGCTTAATGATTTTTAACAATTCTTTATTCGTTGTCATAGTGCGTCTTTCTGTTTGGGCGTAAAGTAATTTCAAATTGTTGTTGACTTAATTTGTAATATTACATAAACTGATTTCAATTACAATAGCTAATTATGAAACAAGGTGAAATAAATGGAAAATACTTTAATCGGATATGTGCAAGATAGGTCTAATTTGAAAATGACCGCCGCCGATCAAAAGAAACTTTTGATGGATCAGGGTGTTGAAGAAGAGAGAATATATTATCAACATGAAGGGCTTCAAGAGGCTATTGGGTCTTGTCGTGAGGGTTTAACATTGGTTGTTTGGAATGGTGCCGTGTTGGGTACTGTAGCGGCTTATGATGAAACTATTGATAAGCTAAAAGAACAAGGCGCGTTTATCCGTCTATTACACAAAGAATTGAATGTTGATTGTAAAGAGGGTGCAGGGGTGCTTCAAGGTCATAAGGATATAAGGTCTGCAAATGGTAGCATGGGCGAGCGTATAGGCCGCAAATTGGATATAACGCCTGAACGTGCCGAGCTAATCAAGAAGTATGTGCAAGAGAAGCACACACAAGCAGAAGCGGCTATATACTTTGATACATCAACACGCGCTGTTAGCTACATTATGAACGGTAAATATTTTACTAATCAAAAGAAGAAGGGTAAAGGGAAATGAGTAGAGAATTAGCTAAAGAAATATGGGATAATCACATTATTGCAAGAGATAAGGGCGAGTGCAGCCACCTTCAAGACTTTAATGACCTTTATATTTTGGCTGTTAGTCGCGGCATAAGTCAAGAGACAGACCGGGAAATATCATCAGCCATGCAACTATTAAAAAAAGACGGTAAGGTTATGTACAGAAGCAGTTACAAGAAATGGCAGTTTTTATATTCACCAGACGTTAAGAAAGGCGGTGAGTGATGGTTAGGTTAATATATACACAAAATTATGTTGATGAGCTTGAGGCAGAGAACAAGCGGTTAAAAGAGCTTATTAACTGCCCTGAAATTGTTGATTTTCGTCATGGATTATGTATTGAAGCTGCACACCAAAAAGAACGATGGGGAGAAGAACACGACCAGAAGAAATCTTTTTCTGATTGGTTTATGGTGTTGAATTTTCTGCTCGGCAAATTAGCTAAAGCATATTGGGATAATGACATGGATAAAGTCAAACATCATATTATTACTTCGGCGGCTGTACTGGCTAATTTTCATAAAGAAATCATAAGACGTGAATTACTACACGTTAGTGAGGTGAAGAAATGAGCCAGTGTGACACAAAAGGTTGCGAAAAAGAGGGCGTTCATCAAAGAGATTTTACTTGTGGCCCTCTTGGTGATTACAGGTGCTTTTGCGACGACCATATTAAAGATGTCGATGAACAACAGAAAAGAGATTTTATCTTACGGCAGGTAATTTTCCAAAAATCTGTAGTTCAAAACTCATTCAAAAAACTAGAAATAGAAGTGGATGATCTTCTTGGCAAGATAGATAATTTGCAAAAACTTAACGTTAGTGAAAGGACTGATAATGGAAACTAGAGGTTTTCGCGTAGAAGTGAAGGGTTATCCCCCATTACTTTATTACGGTAAAAATAGAGGACAAGCACGAATGTATTGCGCGCAGGACATTGTTGAAGCATGGGGTTGTAAAATGAAAACGGCCTTGATAAATGTCAAGCGTGTTGTCTTAGCAACAGATGATGAAATTAAAAGTGTAGCAGACGATAATGAAATACTACACGTTCCAACGGAGAAAAGCCCATGAAACCATTTGATGTTGCTCACCTAGCAAGTAAGCGGTCTTGTTATAAAGCCGCCGAAATGTGTGAAGAAATAAAAACTGTTATTTACAGTTATAGTGAAGAAATGCCTTTAGCCTTGGCTATTGGCGTCCTTAAAATCGTAGAAAAGGAAATATTAGACGATGATTGAACTTAAATGTAAAGAAATTGAACTTGGTAAAGGCATGGTTGATGTGGCGCATTTCACAATGGATGGTCGTCACGGCGTTCTTTTAAAGCCGAGAAAAAAACACATCGAAATAGGTTCGGATAATATGGAGGTGAAAAACTCTATTTATCATCCGAGCGAAGACGATGTTGTTATCTGGATTGATAAAATTGAAAGCGGTGAAGTCCTATCCAATATTGTCGAGCTAGTTAATAAATACGTCACTGGTGAATTACTACACGTTCCCCTGAAAGGCTCAGACAATGGTTAGAAAATTACCTTGGCAAAACGGCGTACTAGATGAATGGTCTATATGCGGCTGTAACCACTATCACGTAAATGGCTCTAAGTTCATTTTTGTGTCCATGACTAAAGATGGAGTTTGCATAACGGAAGAAGGTAAAGATGATAGGTATCTTTGGAACCGATTATGGCACAAAGCCGATTTACTTAACGTTCCAAAACAGGATGACAGATCATGATTGATATTATTGATAATTACGCGCCCCTATCATATGGCGTGGTGGTTTTGCTTTCCCTCTTATTATCATCGGTAGTGTATTTAATATATGCGGAGGTCTTATTAGCAATTGCAAAACTTAACGTTCCCCAACAACCAGAAAAGGATCAAATTATGTTAACGCAAAAACACATTGAAAAAATTAAAGCAAAAATAGCATCTAAATCAATTGATGATACTCACATGTATATTTCTTACAGTACTGTGGAAAAACTTATTAAGATGGTCGAGGGGGCACAAAGTAATGGACGATAGAACGGTTGTAAAATATTTATGTACACGTAATTGGCACATGAATAAGAAGGGTTTTTGGGTTAAACGAGGCACTCATATTAAAGGTAATTTAGATATGGCTGGAGCAATCAAACTTCAAGCGGTATTAGACGAACTTGATGAGGTTGAACCAGTTGATTTGCAAAAACTATACGTTCGGAGTAGCTCAGATGAATAAATTACCGCCGCACGATTTTGACCACCTATGGAATGATATGCCGTATGAAGAGCGTCAAAGGCTAATGCCGCATTTCTTAGAAGCACAGATACTTCATATTTGGCAAACAAAACAAAAGGCAATTGCTAGTCATAAAAAGTTTCTCGCAGAAATGAACGATTGGGAGAACAATATTAGGAACTCTCTCAATAACTATAAACGTGAACTTAACGTGAGTTGTCCAGTAAATAGTGCTAAAAACATGACAAATGAAATACTTAACGTTCAAGGGAGTGAAGAAAATGGATAACATAATTATTGGTATTGTTGCACTTGGGATGATAATTTTCATCGGACTAATTGTATCTCCTATTGGTGTAGCGGGAAAATACCATGCCGCCATTGATGCTTGTGAAGCGGAACTACCTCGCAATCAAAAATGCGTTATTAATGCAATACCAGACGTTTCAAACGATGGAGGTTCAAATGAGTAAGATAGACCTGTTAGAGATGAGAATATCAGTAACTACTGATTATATAGATGAGATGTTTAGTCTTATGGCTGACATATTGCCTCCAGCATATTTACAAGATTACAGTCGATTGCGTGATATGTGGGTCGATATAGATAATGACATTTCAGATCAATTGAAAGAACTAGACGTTCCCCAAACAACAGAGAAGGATTAAACATGGAAAATTTACATTACTGGATGCACTATATCGCCGCAGATTTAATTATGGGTATAGGCGTTTTCTATCTAGGTCAATACGTCTTTGGATTAGTTGTTGATAAATATTATAAGTTTGCTGATTTACACGGCTGGAATATCGTTAAAGAAAAAGCGTTACGCTGTGGATATACAGATTGGCAAGACGCCTTCAATGATATTCACGAAATGAGTGTTGAGAAATCAAAACTTAACGTTAGAAAGGATTGAAAAATGGTTAAATCAGAACCAAAAAAGAATATGGAAAAATCCATTCTCGAAGCAGTCTATTGGATGGGTGTTGAAAGCCTTGACCCTGAAAGTTTTGAGTACTTAGAAAATATCATTCTACAACTTCATGAGAATAGAAATCTTGGAGTTTTGCAACAACCAGACGTTCAAGGGAGTGAAGACGATGTTAGCAAATAAAGATAGAAATATTGTGCGACTGCAAAAAGAAATATGCAAGTTGCAGGATGGTCTTAAAAAACAAACGCAGATTACAGAGAAGGTCATTGGTATATTGATGGAAGCGTTGCCTGGAACTTATGTATTCGATTTGAAACAACTTAACGATCAAATTGAATTGTATAAATTTATTGATGAATTGCGTGAGGAGAAGACTGATGAGTGACTTTGAAATGGATAGAATTATAGGCGAACAAATGGGACAGCTTGAACACCTCGCTCATGAGAACAAGCGACTGCGTGATTTCATAGAAAGCATCACGGACGCTACGGGGCCATATCCAGAATTAAACGGTAAGCCAATTATAAGGGCCGCTTATAAGGCTTTGCAAGAACTTAACGCTCCAAAACAAACAACGGGAGAAAAATAATGAAAGATGATATTATCGCGCAGCTTATCTCATGGGGCATAGGATTAATTATTGTACTAATGCTATTCTTTATTTCAGACGAATTAAAAGACATCAACAAGTCAACGCATGATTCAAAGATAGAGCTTGAGAAAATAAGGATGGGAATGAGATGACCTTTGAGGAAGAAATGGAAAAGCTTGATACGCTTGCCCGGGTCGGGTGGTTCTATATGTGGAAGGTTCTTTTATGCCTGTCAGTTATAGTATGTCTTTGTATGTCGTGGTCGATACGTTCAGCTTATTAAGCGCGGCTGGCGCAATGAGTAGCAACGCTTTGTTCTAACATAGCAAGTTGATCATACAAGTAACTAGGGATAGGGGGCTGTAATGACGCTATATAACGCTCAAGGTCTATTAATTCAGCCCTGTCTTCTCTGCATATACGGTTACTATCTTGTGCTAGGTGAATATCGGCTTCACTCTGAAGGTATAGAACATCATCAGCAAAAGCGTAAACAGCCCCAGCCGTTGCTCCAATTGGTAGAAGTATTCCACATGCTATTGATATTGCTTTAATGTCTATTTTCATGACATATCCTTGTCTTTAGAACCCATAGAACTACCAAAAAAGAAATTCATTACAGTTTGTCGTTCGCTCATTAATTGCTTCATTGCCATGCCTATAAAGTTTGATGCAATGGCTATTAACGCCCCACCCTCAATAAACTGAACAACCAATATATTTAAAATAACCATAACAACAATTATTGGTAAATTCCACGCCATAACATGACCCGCTATTTCATCGGCTCGGTCATGGTTAACCTTTTTGTACATATCCCTTGCGTCTTTGGTATTATCAAGGTCAAGCCTATCAGGAATATGTTTATCAGCAAGTAACGCCATTTGATATTGATACATTTTCTCAGGGTCGGCTTTTAAGGCGTCTACAGCATCAGATTCGTTATCCATGCCCGTTATAACCTTCGCAGCGTCTATCGCTCGCCCTAGTAGGGATTTATCGCCACCTGTGATGGCTTTTACAAGCTTAGGAAGTTTACCGAGAATACTAAGTATCATTTGTCTTTCTCCAATTCCCTATGATGACGTTTTAATTCAAGATACCCGATAGTTTTAAAAACAAGAGACGCGACTATACCAATAATAACGCATATAGCACCAATAGCGGGGGCGTTTTGTCCCATTATATATAATATGCCGCCGCCACCTATTGCGCCTGCTCCTGCACCGTTGCCGATTGCGTTTGCCGTTACTGCGATTGTTGCTTTACCTGTCACTTAACTATCCTTCGCCATATTCGCATGAGTGCCTGACTTAAAAGGTTTATCATATCCGTCTTTTCGCTTATCTTCACCAATATTATTATTGTAAAAACTATTATCTCTAACCACATCATCCAGCTTGTTATGAAATGAAACCCCGTTTCGTATAAAGTGCCCATGATATAAGCCCCCGAAAATAATTAATAATTGAATTTTTCCTATAACTTCCAATATAATTTGACTTGAATGTTTATTAAAAATGCCCTCTGAATAAGGAATATATGCAAAATATGTCATAGCCATATATGTTATAATCAATAATATAACAATTGGCGTTAGTCCTAGAAGCCTGACTATCAAGGCCACCACAAATATATCGTTTGCTAGGTCAAAAAAGTAACGGTCGCCCATGACAAACTCAGTGGTTAACCGAGTAAATACATAAGCGACCAAAGCCACCGAAGTGATTATCTTGCATTCCTTATTGTCTAGCTTAAATGATAAGTAAAAAGCTATTAACAACGGAACTAAATATAATGCACTCCAGAATGAAATCATCTTCCACCGTCACCGTTTTTAACTTCAACTAATTCCATGTTCGCGTCTTCCGCTTGCTTAGTAAGGCCGTTATGAAGATCACATTGCCCTGCGTAAGATTGTTCAAACATCGCATGGTTTTCTGCAAGCATTGCTCTTGCCCAGCCTAAATGTACATGCTGAATACCACAACTACGAACCACATCGCAGTCGCCTGCTTCGTCTAATAGTGTTTGCAAGTCATTAAAAAGAGGAGTGATTTTACGCATCCTCTTTTTAATTTTAATCTGCATAAGTGAGATTTTTTTCACAGAGTTTGGCATTTTGATTTTATCGGCCATTTATTATATATTCCTTATATATTCTGCCATCATTGGCTCGTTAAATTTAGTTTAGTGTATCATAATTAGCAAGAGTTAAAAAGGTGTGAGTATTAAGCCGCGCCATTGTCTTTAATAAGCGTAGCTACAACATCTGCTAATTCGGCCACTGTTACTGTGTTCGCATCATAAACACGATCCGTAACATCGTTGGTGATTGTAAATTGCTCTTCCGCTGGAACATTAGCAACCGTTAGATTGGTATTGACCAGACTAAAGGGTGTAAAGGCGTTGCGTAGATCGTTACCTATAAGCACATTATCATCTGAAGTCGTTTGTGTTTGTATTCCAACACTGGCGCCAAGAGTTAGATTTCTAATGGTGTTATTCATAAATGTACTTCCTGTACATTCTGAAGCACGTATTCCTAGATCAGCACCATCGAAAATAACGCCCATCACTGAGCATTTAGTTATGGTGGTTAAGCTTGAGGCTTCCATAACTATGCCTGTGCGCGGATAGTCCTGTAATACACCACCTTGAACAGAAGCACTATCACAATCCCTTAAAAATATTGCGTCACTTTCCGTAACTTGACCAACACCGTCCGCATGACAATTAACAATCTTAATGCCTGGGCAACTTAAGAAGCTGTAATTAACTCGCTCAATATCATTAACAGTACAATCTGTAATAACCACATCTTCATTCAAATTGTCGGGGTCTACAGGATTAGTCGTAGTTGCTCTAACCGTAATGCCATCGCGTCCGCCATTAGTAACTTTTACATTGGTAATATAAAGCTCTCTATATCCTCCGCTGTCACCGCCGCCGCTGCCCATATTATCCGTAACATTACCAATAATTCCATCAGATGCCGGTGTATCTATCCATAAATCTCTTAAGGTTATGTTCGTAAGTCCGCCGACTAATTCAATACCAAAGCCGCCAGCTTCACGAATGATGCCATCATGCACTGTAATATTAAACATACCAGGCTTACCTAAACTCATTCCTGATTTAGTAGAACCCGCTGTATTTAATCCGGTTACTTTAATTAAGAACTGACTTATATCAACATCGTTAACAAAATCTTCACAGGAAATACCAACCTCGCCTATGTCCTCAAATACACCGCCACCCGTATGTGTACAATCTGTAGTAGGTGTTCCTACAGTTCCTTTGAACAATAACCCTATTCGTGAAGCTCGGCGAACTGTGGGGCTTATAACATGACAATCCACACATTCTCTAAATGCCATGCCATCACCGCTGTTTAAAACGTTTGGCTCACCGCAATCTTCTATTAAAGGGTTTCTTACAATAACATTGTTGCTTTTGTGAACTTCAATGCCCGTAAATTCCGTATCATGAACATAAACATCGTTAATTGAACAATTAGTTACGTTTTCAAATCTTATTCCATCAGCATTAGCGAAAAGTGTTTGCCCTGGTCTGTTGCCGTTAAACTCTCCACCGAATATATGAATATTAGTGTTGCCGCCTACCGTGTCACTATTCTCAAGCAAATGATCATCCTGAGAATTATTTAATTTCAATATTGCACCAGGTTCAAATCTTAAATTTGTATTGCTAGGCACTTTACTATTGTTAGTTAATATAGTTCCCGCCCTAACAAGCAGCTCACCGCCTACAGTAAGGAATCGTTGCCATGCTACAGAGTCATCTGCTACGCCATCAGCAACAACACCCGCCATATCTGTTGTTATAACATCGTCTCCGTTTCTAAACCACCTACCTGAACCGCCCTCATCTGTCGCAAAAACTTTTACATTATCGACTGTTGTGGTGCTTGTTGAATTAAAAAAGAAAT